CGCGGCCATGATGCGTGCGATATGTGCGGCGCGAGTCATGTCGAGGAACCTCCTATGCGACTAGCGGCCATTCCTCTTGCCTGCGCCCTTGCCGCGTGCACCACCACGGCTTCCGACCTGCGGGAACGGGAACCTGTCGCAACCTTCAGGACAGCAAAGCCGGTGCCGGATGTGGCTCAGTGCTTCGCCGAAAGCGTCTCCCGCATCGGCGCTCCATCTATTTTCCAAGGCAGCAAGGAGACCACCGTCACCTTCGTGCAGCAGGATGCCGCGACGCTATTCATTTCCATATCGCCCGCCGGGGAGGGCCGGGTCTGGCGGGTCAACGGGCTGATCCCGTACAAGGAGGCGATCGCGCGCTGCGCTTGAGAGGCAGGCGCTCTAAAGCCCCGGCACCCGATGCTGATCGCACAGCGCCTCGACGGCGAACGGCACCTCGTTGATGATGTTGCCGACATTCACGCCTTCGCGAACGCTGTACCAGTGCCCGATCAGCAGCAGCATCGCCTGGAGCAGGCCCTGCGGTTCCTCGCCGGCAGCAAAGCCCGCTGTGTAGGTCACCGTTACCGAGCCGTTGCGCCCGAGGCTTGGCCACCACCCATCCGGCGCTGGATAGACCCGCGCGGGGTCGCGGTGCGTGCTGGCGATGAACCCCTCGTAGGTCGCGGCCTCGCCGTCCGTGTCCGTGTAGCCGACCTCCGTTACCTCGGCGACCGGGGCCCAGCGTAGCTCGAGGTAGCGGGTCCAGCGGTCGAAGGCGTCGACGAACTCCCGCCGCACCAACGCCTTGCCGGTGCGGTTCTCGACCCACTCCCGCGCAGCCGTGATCAGCGCCGTGATCAGCGAGTCCTCCGACGTGTCGGTGACGCGGAGGTGCGCCTTCGCGGTTTCGAGGGAGATGGGCTCGGGCATGGGCCGCCTTTCAGCTCCCGTTACCGGGTAGATTCGAAGTTGTGCATTGCGGGCGATTCAAACCTGCTCTCATTGGGCGGCTTCTTCCGCTGAAGGAGCTTCGACATGCCCGACCTGACTCACTCGCTTGCCTTGAAGAGAGACTTTCCGCCGCCAATCGCCGGAGGCGGCTTCGAAGGGGGAGGCGCCGCGGTGGCCCCTCCCCCTCGTCGCGGCTCACCCGTTCTTCAGGTTGTCGGCGACGGCCTCGGACCCGGTCAGGGTCGGGTCGTTGAAGTCGATCCGGTTCTGATCGACGGTGGTGTTTGCCCGCGGGTTCGCATCGACGGCGGGGTGCTTGACGTCGATGCCCGCAGTCTGCTCGGGGGCGCCGGACGCCTCAAAGTCGGTCGCGGCGGCGATATTGGCGTCGCCGGACCGGTCGAGATCAGCCGCAGTGGTGGAATGAAGCGGCACATCGGGCTTCTTCGGGGTGGGAGTCTTCGCCATGTTGGCCTCCATAGTTCAGGTTGATGTGGGGCCGGACAGCGCGCCCAGCCCCAACGCCGCCGCTTAGGAAGCGGCCATCTTGAGCGCCTTCATCGCCATCGGGTTCTTCACGCCGCCGCCGACGCGCCGGGTCGTGTAGAAGCCGACGTAAGGCTTGTTGGTGAGCGCGTCGCGGATCACCCGCACCCCCATCCGATCCAGGATCAGATAGGTTTCCGCCATGTCGCCGTAGAGCAGCGGCACGGCGGAGGCGGCGGCGTCGGCCAGGTCAGGGAAGTCAACCAGTGGGCGCCCCATCAGCGTGGCCGGCTCGCCCGCCTGATAGCTGGGCTGCCACAGGTAGTTGCCGTTGCCGTCCTTGAGCAGCCGGATCGCGCGATGCGAGTTCAGGTTGCCGAAGAAGCGTGCATTGCCCTGGTACTGCGAAGGCAACGAGTAGACGAGCGTGACGAGTTCGTCAGACGTGAAGTTCACGTCGTCCGCCGCGGTCGTGGCCGTGATCGCGCCCCACGGATGCGTCGCGGCGTTGGCGCCGCCGGTGACGTAGGTGAGGATGCCATTCGGCTTGTTCGTGCCGTTGCCGGAGAGGAAGGCGATGTTCTCCTGCCGGTCGAACTCGGTCGCGATCTCGCGCGTCAGCCACGCCCCGATGTCGATCACGCTGTCATCGAGCAGCTGCTGTGTCACCTGCGGATTGGCGTAAATCTCACCGTTGCCGAAAGTGAGCGGGGTCAGCTGCGGCGTGGAGGTGGCGGGACGGCTCGCCGTCTCACCCACCCAGCCGGAACCGACCGAGCGGTCGTTGAACAGGCGCGTGAAACCGGCGGTGCCGACCTGCTCGACGGTCGAATACTGGCGCATCGGCGAGATCAGCTTCAGCTTGTCGGCGATCTGGTGATCCCACTCGACCGGCGCCGTGTAGCCGCCGTCCGCGTTGGATCCGACAGACATCGCCGCCTGAACCTCGTTCTTCCGGATGTAGGCCTGGAAGGCGCCTGTGTATTCGGGGTTTTCCGGCTGCGCCTGGCCACCGCTTCCGCCGAGGCGGGCAGCGGCGATGTCACGGCTGAGCGTGTCGAGCGTCGACTGCATCTCGCCGATCGACGTATTCATCGCCTGAATCTGGGCGACGTCGAGGGGGTCAACCTTAGCCGACAGCGCGTCGTGCTTGGCGCGCATCTCGGTGACAGCCTGATTGATCTGGGCGATGAGGGCGACTGGATCGGCGTCGGCGCGAATGCCGGTGCCAGTGATGGCGCGAGGAACGGCGGCGAGCGCCGTGGAACCCGCCAGCATGGCGAGCGCGGGAGAATGCTTCATTGGAAGCTCCTATGAGCTGACGTTGGCAAGAAGGCCGGCGAGGGCGCCGACCAGTTCAGTGCCACCAGCGCCCGGCGTGGCAGCAGCTTCAGGGGCAGCGCCAGGCGTACCCTTGATTTTGTTGATGCGGGCTCGCGCCTCAGTGCGCGTATGGCCCGCAGAAACGAGCGACAACTCCATCGCTCGAAGCTCATTGATGTGGCGGTCTGCCGCCTTCGCGGCCTCATCCTCCACGACCTCATCGGCCGCGAGAAGGGCATCGGCGAAGCCTCGCTCCACTGCCATCGAACCAGACATGAACGTCTCGGCGTCCATCCACTTCTTGATGTCGCCGACGTCGCTCCCGCTGCGCTGGGCGTAAAGGTCTGCCATCGCCTGATCGAATGGCTCGAGGAAGTCGGCGGTCTCGCGCATATCGTGCCGATTGCCGATCGCCATGACCCAGCAGTTATGAATCATGAGGAAGGATGCCGCGCCGATTTCGATCCGGTCACCGGCCATGGCTATGATGGACGCGGCCGATGCGGCCATCCCCATAACCTTGACTGTGATCTCCTGCGGGTGCTCCCGCAGCACGTTGTAGATCGCAATCCCCTCGAACATGTCGCCGCCCGGCGAATTGATCTGGACCTCGACAGGCCGATCGCCAATCGCGCGCAACTGAGCGGCCACCTTCTTAGCGGTGATCGGGTTGTCAGACCAAAAGTCCTCACCGATCTCGCCGAACATTGTAATGACATTGTCGCCGACGGCGACAGCGCGAATGCCCGCGCCATCCTCGGACCAGCGGTCGAGCACGTTCGGCTTCGCAAGCGCCGAGACGTCTCGGTTCCCCGGAAGGGGCAGTGCGCCGGGGCGCGCTTTCGCAAAGATGCGACGTTGCTTAAGCTGCATTTCCGGTTCCTCCGGCAGCCTGCCCCCAGTTCGGCTCATCGCCGCCCGGAACAGGATTCATATCCATCTTCTCGCGAGCCTCGTTCGGCATCATGAAGCCGGTCGCGCCGGGCCCGCCGAGAGCTTTGGCGAAGAATTCGGCCTGATCTTTCAGCGAGCCACGAAGCAGCGCCGCCTCGTTGAACTTGGCATAATAGCCCCCGTCCCGCTCGGCCTGAGTGAGCAGGGACTGTGCGATTACCTCTTCCCAAGCCACGAACCACGGCATGAGGCAGTACGTGATCAGGAACAGCCCAAGCTGCTCGATACCGCTGCCCCAACTCGTTTCATCAAACATGAGGAGCGGACGTGGCACGCCGGTGTAGCGCGAGACCTCCTCAGCCTGATGCTTCCGTTGCCCGAGGCCTTCCGCCTCTTGGCCCGTCATGCCGAGCGGCTCGGCGTCCATCCCCTCTTCTATGAGAATCCATTTCCCCTTGTTTTCAGAGCCGGCGAACCGCTCTTCGAACTGCTCGCGAAGCCGCACTCCCGCCTCCTTGGAGAGGGTTTTGGGGTGCTTCAACTTTCCGCCCGGGAAAGCTCCGTTTTTGAGGAGGGATGCCGCAGACTCGTCGGCGGCAATGGCCAGACCGATCGCTTCCCGTGCCACATCGAGCAGGCCGGCGCCCGTGATCCCGTCTTCTGAGAACGGCGCCCGGAGGTGGAAGACTTCATCCTGTCGGAGCCGGCGCTGCGTCCCGTCCTTCTTGGTCCACAGATACGTTAGATTCCAATCGTCGCTAAGCTCAGGCTTCACGCGGCGCGGGTCGAGCGGAATAAGCTCCTGAATGCCGCGGGCGCCCGGCAGCTTGTAGGCGAAGGCGTCGCCCTCCAGCAGGGCGCGACCCTGCATGAAGGCCTTGAACTGCAGCGGAGTCTGCCAGCTGTTCGGGCGTTTCCGCAGTAGCCGATGAACCGGGTGAGCCTCGGCTTTCTCCGTTTCGCCGCCCGGCAGCTTCCGATGGAGATTGGTCGGCAACATGCCGATGCTGCCCGAGATCAGATTTACGGCACGGAAGAAAGTCGAATTCCGGAGGGCAGCCTTCTCTGTTACCGACTTGCCCGCGGCTGACGCATTGCCCATCCGGAGCCATTCGACCACTGCCGGGTCCGACAAGTTGAGCGTGTTGAACGCTTGTGGTTCCGTGGCCGGGATCGCGATGGCGTCTCCCGTTCCGTTCCAGCTGAAAAGGCGGTCGAAGAATCCCATGCCGCCTCCTTCAGCCGAACATCAACAGGCCGCGTTCTTCGTAGACTGAGGCTGTATTCACCTCGCCGGCTGTTGCCGCTCCCATCGCCATCGCGAGCGCGATCGCCGCGTCGATCTTGTTCACCGACCGCGTTTTTGCGAGCCAGTGGTTCCCCCACTTGTCCTCTTCGATCACCGCCGACATCATCGCCGAGATCAGCACCGGATTGCGCTTCAGTCTGATCCGGCCTTCCAGAAGCGCGTCCTCGAGCAGCCGGATCGAGCCCGGCATCCACAGCCCCTCGCCATCCTTGGACAGTGGCCTGCCCTTCTTCAGCCCGCCTTGGGGATGCTCGGCGAACGGAAGCGACAGACCCAGCTCCTCGATGTCCTCCTCGAACCGGCGGAACGCGAAGCGGTCGTAGGCGACCAGTTGGATCTCAAACCGCCGGTCGTACTCGGCGAGCGTCTGAGCGACGTGCCGATAGCTGATGCTCTCGCCCGCTGGCGCGTGAATATGCCCGTCCCGCTCCCACACAGCATAGGGCAGCTTGTCTCTCAGCTCCCGCGCCGCCAGCGTATCGCCCGGCGTCCAAGCTTCCACCCATGCGTCAAACGTCGGCTTGTTATCGGCGTCTGCCCCGGTTCGAACCACGGCGCCGAGCGCGGTGATGTCCCGGTTCTGCGACAGGTCGAGCCCCAGGAACACCGGCTCCCCTTCATGCTCCACCGGATCGAAGTCGGCGATTGCAGGCTCCAGCGTCGAGCGGGCCATCCACGCCGTCTCCGCCTCGGTCCAGACGCAGAAGTGAAGCCGCAGGATGCCGTTGAGGCTTCCCGGGATCGCCTTGGCTTCAGCCACCTGTTCCCAAAGGTAGCCCTCGGTTATCGTGACCCCGAGCAGCGGATTGGCCTTCACCCAGCATGAGGGATCGTTGAGCGGGTCATCGCCTTCGTCGAGCGCGCAAATGTACGCGAAGGTCGTGTCGTCGATGATTTCGCCGAGGTACGTCGGGTCCGTCACCGCGTCGATATTGCCGGCAGCCACCTTCACGCCGCGCTCGTGCTGCGCCCACGCTACGCTGTTTCGATCACTTCCGCTGTTCGTGATCATCAAAAGCAGCGGGTTGCGACGAAACTTGAACCCGCGCTCGAGCATCTCGAGGATCTTCGCGTCGGGCATCTCGTGAACCTCGTCCGCCAGGACGAAGTAGGGCCGCGGCCCAGAGCCGGTCTTCCCGGTGTCTCGCGACACAGGTCGAAAGAATGAACCGCTGGCGTGATGAGCGATGTTGAACTCGCGCCCCGGTCCGCCAGAGAACTCCAACCGCTTCGCCAGCGCCGGCGCCGCCTTCACCATTTTTACCGCGTCGGCAAACAGGATCCCGGCTTGCTCACGCTTCGCTGCAGCGGCGTAAATCTGCGCCCCTGCCTCGCCATCGGCAGTCATGCCGTAGAGCCCGATCCCGCCAGCCAGCGGCGACTTGCCGTTGCCCTTGCCCTGCTCGATGTAGGCCCGGCGGAATCGACGCCGCCCATCCTCCCGTTTCCAACCGAAGAGCGAGCCGATGATGAACGCCTGGCTCTCGTGAAGCAGGAACGGCTGACCTTCGAATTGACCCTCGCTGAGTTTCAGCACCTCCTCGAAAAATCCGAACACCCGCTCGGCCGCTTCGATGTCGAACCAAAGCCCTCGCTTGCCCCCATGCTCCAAGTCGTCGAGGTGGCGTCGGCAGGCATTGCGGACGTGCGGCCCGGCGACAACCTCTCCCGCGACCACAGCTTCTGCATAGGCGCTAGTTCGGTCGGCCGAAGAATCGGTCTTCAGGTTCGCCTTCGTCGCCATCGCTGTGGTTCACCTTCGTCTCGTCAACCGGCGTTGCTCCCAGCTTGGAAAGGATCGCGCTGAGCACCTGACTGGCGGAGGTGTTGATCTCCCCGTCCTCGTCCATTTTCGCCGTCCAGACGCAGGCGAGTCGCAAAAGGACCCTGTGCGAGGCGTTCAGCCACGGCAGCTCCGCACGATATTCCTCCCAAGCGACCTTCTGCGCGTCGGTCATCCTGGCGTAGGGTTCGCCAAGCGGGCGAAGGCCCTTCGGCGCCTTGCGGTCAGCGAACCGTCCCGCGTTGATGATCGCCGCGCCGCTAACCTCAGCCTTCGCGGCCGGAAGCCTCGGTCGCGCCATCGGTTTCAACTCCGAGCTGAATTGCAGATGTGAGAAGAAAGGGTGGGCGGCGGTGTCCAGCCTCACGGGCTCCAGACTTTTCCCCTCCCCCCTCGGTCACTGGCCACCCATCGAGCCCTATCGTCGGCCTCTGCCTCTGCCCGAACTGCTCAGCCGTGACCTGTCGATGATGCTCGTCGCAGAGGTTCCGCGTGTTGCTGTCCTCGTCGCTGCCACCGAGCGCCAGAGGGACGATGTGGTCGACGACGGTAGCGATCACCGGTCGGGGCAGGCACATCTCGCACAGGCCGTTGGTCCGGAGCAGACGGCGCTTGCGTTGGGCCATGCCGGCCCTACCCCTCAGCCGCGGCGCTGACTCGCGCACCTCGGAGACCCGTGGCATAATGGCGACTCCGTGGAAGGAGACAGAGAATGAGTCGAGCGATCTACTACGTCCTCAAAGACGGCGAGAGGTGGAAGATCAGGTTTGAGGGCAAGGACTACTCATACGCTACGCAGACGGCCGCCAAGGATGCGGCGCGTGGTGCGGCTCGGAAGGCGCATGCGAACGGCCGCGACTCGCAGGTCCTGGTGCAGGGATCAGACGGCCAGTGGCAGACTGAATGGACCTACGGGAACGACCCGAGCAACTCGCCCGGTTAATTCCCCGCCGCACACACAGGCTCACGATGCCGAAAGGGGGTGAGACATCGGCGATGGTGGCGGCGGGCAGACGCCGGACTTCCGCGGCGCCTGAGCTCTAACGATGTAGGGGTTCTGGTGTCGCAGCTGTGCGACTATGGCAGATGCATCGCACGAAACCCCAAATCGCGTCAAGCCCGTTTTTCTGGCCGTAGAGCCGCGCTCCTGAGGCTGAGGTAGTCGGACACCTCCAAGCCCCCTTCCGCGTCTCCTAGGCCCGTTTCCGGGCAAATTCAGGCCTATCCGCGTCCAGCTCAGCCTGCACACGCTGAGCCGCCATCCTGATCTCCATCCTGGCGATCTCCACCGCCTTGGCACGCGGCTCCATCGCGCACACTCTCACGCCCTTCCGGTCCCGGCATTTCTCGGTCGCGCCGTCCCGGACCATAGCCCACTGGCTCAGCGACATGTCGTAGACCACCACGGCTCGCAGGATGTCCGCCAGGGTGCCGGCAGCTCGCTCGCAGCCGTCCCGAACCCTGATCGCATTGAGCAGCGTCCGGGTCGGACCGTCTCCGCTGCCCGCGCCTCCGCCCTGCCGCTTCCCGAGGCTGTCCGGAAGGATGGACCGATCGGCAAGATCCGCGTGGTGCCGGTAGTGCCTCAGCGCCTTGTGTTCGGCCGTGGTGAACAGCCCCTGGTCGTGCAGCGTGTCGATCATGGCCTTGCGCCGATACGCGGTGCCGATCACGATCTGCTTCCCGCCCGGGAGTTTGTCGACGATGTTCTCAACGCTGAAGGCGCTCATCTGCTCAGGGGTCGGCTGTTCCATCCCTTCACCACCCTTCTTGCCCCGGCCCGTGCGTGTTCCCTTGCCCATGCCCCTACCCTCCCGCGCGCGTTGCGGTTGGGGCGAGGATTAGTCCTCCTTGACTCGCCCGCTCTTGCGTATGTGCTCGACGGCTGCGTCCAGCGTCTCCCAACTCTCCTCGTATCCGGTGCATCGGCCGTCCGAGTGAAGGACGGTCTGGTTCATCTGATCCGATCCGTCCCACACGCCGGATTGCGTGATTGGAACTGGCGTGCCGTCGATCAGCACTCCCCACAGGATAACCGGCGTCATCGTGATAGCGTCCGACCAGACGTAGACGAGCTGCGTTCCAGGCGATGCCGGATGGGTCGCAACCAGCAACTCGAAGTTCTCCGACTTCTCCAGTCCGACGAAGCGATAGTCTGTCATGGTTCATCTCCTCCTGTTTCCCACCGGCGCGCCGTCCCAAGAGGCGGCGCCGGTATATACGTAGTATATATGGTCTCCGCTCCGCACACTTCCGCAGCACTTCCGCAAGGAATGTCAGGAGGTTAGCGCAGACGGCCGAAACACTTCTGCACACCTCCGCAAAAACACTTCCGCCAGTGATTTCAGGCACTTAGAGATCTCCCCGTTGCACTTCCGCAGCACTTCCGCAAGCGCCTTCGGGCCATTTTGCGACCCTCAGACCCGTCTGCTTCGTGTGGGAATCGTACTGCTCAGTGACGATGAAACCGGCCGCTCCCCAGTCCGCGATTTGGCCTCGAGCGGCCTTCGAAGACATGCGGAACTGGTACTGGAGCCACGAGCCGAGATAGCGCTCGGGTGAGTTGTAGGATGCGCTGAACGGGTTCTTGGCGCGCCAGCGGCGGTCGATCTCGCGGAGCGCCTGGAGGGCGTGCTTCTCCGTAAACTTGTGCGCCACGCCGGCCTGATCGCCCTCTGCCGGCGGCAGGATGAAGGTGCCCTGATTCCAGACGAAGCCGACCTCGCTGCCGCGGCGGGCATAGTTCGCCTTCTCGTTGCGGAGGACGCGGTAATCCGGGTCGATCGGCTCCCCGCTCTCGTCCTTCGGGGTCTCCATGAAGAGGCGACTGCGGACTTGGTTTTCCCACGCGGTCGAGCCGGAGTAACTGTCGCCTGCCTTGTTCGGGAAGCCGACCATGATGACGGCGCCCTCGATGTCGCGGGCAAGGCTGTTGCAGAGGCCGACGAACGCGGCGACCTCAGCGCGGGCGTTCTCGTTGCCGGTGAAGAAGTGGGAGGTGTTGTCGAGCACGACGAAGCCGATCCCGAGCACCTTCGCGGTCTGGACGATCTCCCGATAACGGTCGGCCACCATGAGCTTCCGCACGTCGTTGAACGTGCACAGCTCGTTCCCGAGCTCGCCGTAGAGCGAGAGCAAGTGGACTTGGCCGCGGGTGGCCTCCAGGTCGGTGTGAAGCCCGGCGCAGATTGCCTCCTGTCGGCGCTGGAGCTCGTCCGTGTCGTCCTCGCAGGTGATGTAGAGCGTGCGGCACTGCGCCACTTCGATCCCGAGGAAGGGCACGCCGAGGCCGATACAGGTGCACAGGAGCTGCGAGACCAGCGACTTACCCGCAGCGCCAGCCCCGGTCAAAAGAGTGGCTTGGCCGTCCGGCACGAAGTCCGCTACCTTCCACAACCGCTCGGGAATGGGGATGCCCTGCCAGTCGGCCGGGTGAATGACGGATAGCGACGGGCGTTCCGGGTCGATCGGTTCCTGCGTCTTGATGTCCACCACCTTGGAGGGCCCCACCTCCA